GGTGAACATGATGAACTGTAGGAACTCAGCCATCAGAACGGTTCCTCTGCGCTGTTTACAGGTGGCTCATAGGTGCCAGCCTTTAATGCGTCCACCATCGCTGACGCCTCACCCTTTGTAATCGAGTCAAGGTTGGCGGGACGCAAATGACCAGCTGCTTTCAATAGCGACTTGATGTAGTTGATTTGTTTCTCGGATGCGATGCCATCAGGTTGGGTAATACGAACCTCAGGCATACGTTTATCGGTGCCTTGACTCATGCGCTGCACTTTGCCCATTTCCTCACGGCTCGGACGCTTTGACACATCAGAACCGGCATAGCCAGCGTTCGCTAACGCTCGACCGACAGCGCCCGTCTCACAGTTTTCAACATGGCTCGTTCTGTTTACATTCCCTTGACCGCGGACTTCCTCAGCCCAGCCTGTAGCAATGATTTCGCCGTCTAGCCATAACTCGGCTTTAAATACGGCCACGTCTTGCAGGTAATGCACTAGGTCTGTAATGACACGCCCATCGGGGTGGTCTTTTAGCCAGCGGTCAAGCCGAGCCGCCACAGGCTCATAGTCGTCAAGGTTAAATCCCACGGTTTTTGGCTTTCTCAGGGTATTTGGCTAGGTACTTTTCGTAAACACTTACGGCGTAGGCGTGTTGATCTGGGAACGCTTCCACCATGCCCGGTAGTTCTTCACAACGGGCGCATTTAGCGCCTTCATACACGTCACAGTTGCATGGTTTACACAACCAATGAAATATGAGTTTTTTAACGACCCAATCTTGAGCGAACTGCATTATTCGCCCCCGTCAAGAATGTCGTCTACGACGCGCATGAACGCTTTGTGGTGTTCCGATTCCCAGCCACCAATAGTGACGCCGTCCGAGACGCCCATGCTCGGGTGCCAGGCTGACGCTAACTCCATGAGTCGTGCAGCTGCTTCGCCGAGCCATTTGGCGGTGATGTAGTTGCCGGACAGTTCTGCGTCTGTGGCTAGGTTGCGTAAACGCTGGGCTAGTTGATCATCACTCAGCATTGCGGGCCGCCTTTTTTGCGTCACGCTTGGCTTTGGCTTGCAAACGCTTTTGCTCATGCTGAAGCGCCTGCACAGACAAGTCGAGGTCTTGCCGTAAACACGCAATGACAAAGTCGCTGACTTTCATTTTGCGACAACCAGCGTTAAACGCGAGGCCGTCGTATTCCTCTTGTGTGACTCTGAAAGCCACTACTTTTGTTTTCATTGTTTCTCCCCAATGTTTATTGACTTATTTGCCCGATGTAACACGCCAATGGCCGAGGCCACCGTTGTCGTACAGGTATCGAGCAACCCGTACATTACACGACACATCCGTAAGTGCCTTGACGACTTGTTTACGCGGCACCTTACAGACCGCCGCTGTCACGGTAACCCACGACCCTTGGATCTGTAGCAGACCCACGTCTGGGCGTCCTGTGGACTTGCGTACCGCCGACACGCTTTTAGGGTTGCAGCGAGACTCGCGCCATGCAATCTTGCTGAACGTTTTAGCCGGTAGGCCATGTTTACGAAACAACGGCTCCCACTGCGGGCAAGCCCCGGTGGCGGCATCGACGCTGGTGATGGATAATGCGGTGGTAATAAGTGCTAGGCACATGATTCGTTTAAGCAATCCTCTGTAACCTCAATTGACGGCCCCCACGGCGCTGTGTGTGACAGTCTGTGATTAACTGTGACGCGCTCGATCAGGCCTTCAGCAGATGTAAACACCTGCACCAATAATTTTCTATCTTCCGACCATAACGGAAGCCAGCCGTAAACGGGTAGCACTAATCGCGTTCCTCATATAGTTCACGGCAAAGTTTGTAGCCAATCAAGGCGACGCCGATGGTGATGCTGACCCAGAAGATGTCAAGAACGAGTTTCAATGAGGGCCTCCATTCCTTCTGATGTGATACGGCAAACCATAGCCTTGACGCCTGACAAGGTTGCGGCCATCTCTCCCGTCGGCTTGATATAGCCAAGACGGCGTAAATCGGCGCAGCGTTTCCACCCGCCAGCAATTTTGGCGTGATTGGCAGCTTCTTCGTCAAGTAGCCCGTAGATAGGGTGTTCGTTGTAAACGGCCAGCAGGCGCATGGCTTGGCTGGTGCGCTTTAGTTTGATGTGCTTTGCCCCGTTTACAGAACCTTGTGGGTCTGTGTTGCGGAACAACGGCAAGTCGTCGAATGGTGTCATTGTTTCTCCTTTGTCCTTGGCGACGCGGTAACCGTAAACAATCGTAAACACAATGTCAAGCATTGTGGGGGGCGAGGGTGGGATTGGGGAGAAACCATCAACCCCACCCTCTAGCCGTCACCGTGTCCAAGCGGTTAAACGGCGTCCTATGGCTTAGGAAGCGCCCGCCAAGCGGCTTCGAATTCCTTAGCCGAATCCCAAGTGTTTTCAATTTCAACGTGGAGCCAATAGCCGCCACGGCCTGCGGATTCTTTTGCGTCTTTGTAGATGCGTACGCCTTTTGTGCCTTCGCCTCGGCTGCATCGGTAGCCCCGTCCGAACTCGCCGAATTTGTAGTCGTGTATTTCTACGATGCGTAGTTCTTCGGTGTATGTGAGAAGCCATTCCCACGCTTCTAGAGCGGTTTTACGGCCTGCTCTGGTACTTGGATACCCGATGTCGCATGCCCAGCCTGTGGCGTGGACTGAGAGCGCTCCTTTGGCGTATGGGTTGCGCATTGGGCGGTTCACATAAATGCCAAGGTTGCTGAAGCCCCAGCGTCGGTTGCAGGCTTTAACAAACCACGTCAAAACGGGGCTGGCTTTTTTGCCGTCAAACGCTGGGTAATACGGGTATGGGCGAGGCATCAGGATTCTCTAAGAACTCGAACATCTTCAGTAGCGGACGCCACAATGCCGTACAAGGTTTGCCCATCGCGAATTTCAATGGGGATGGGTGTGGTGTGCTTTTCGGTGGCTGTGCCTGTAGCGGTCGTGACGGTCGCCCCGCCAAGGTAAACGGTGGTGTTGCCGATGACGTGTAAATAGATCGTGCGGGTGCCGGTGGCGGCTGCGACGAGCAGGGTGGGTGTGGTGCCGACTGTGACGGAGGCGCTGATCATGTTGGGGTGTCCTTAGTGTTTCGACCCATGGGGTCTTGTGGGTTTGCCCAACGCATGATGGGTGGGATGGCTGCGGCCCATAGGGCGTGGCTGGTGGCTTTCCAATCGTTGGTGGCAACCCAGACGGGTAGTGCAGCTGCGATGAGGGCGCGAGCGTATGAGGTTGCTGCGGCTTGGAGTTTTGGGTTGAGTGTCATTTGTGGCCTTTCAAATGGTCGCGAAATAGGTCGGCTAGGTAGTCGAGTTTTTTGGAGTTTTCGCCGTGGTCGCGGTTGTTTTGTCGGCGCATTAGTTCTAGTAGGCCGACGACGACGGAGAAGCCGCCACCGATTAAGGCGATTAGGACGGGTTCACTCATCTAACGGGTTTTCTGTTGGTCGGCCGACGTATTCGTCGCCTGATGTTGGTTCAACGGTTGGTGTTGTTTCTGTTTCGATTTCGTAGATTTCGAGTGAGCCTGATGACCAATCGTGGACGGTCTGTTTTTCTTTTGGCATTGTTAGTCCCTGTATCCGAATAGTTGATATTCAACTGTTGCTGTTCCGGCACTTGTAAACAACTGAAAGCCTGTGAACTGAGTGCTCGAGTTTTGGCTCCCGCCAACCATGTAAGGAAAACCGAAATTGGCGTCGACGAGTGTCCCATGGTGCATAGTCGTTGCGGCTTTGTTGGGGTTATAAATGTCTAATGAAGCAGACAAAAGGGCAGAGCTAGCGATGCCGTAAAACTGTGGGTCGTTATTTGAACGTTGATAATACAAAGTCGCGTTAGCCGTGTAATCAGATCCAATGCCTGCCTGATAGTAGGCCGTGCTGGTAGCCGTTGTGCCAACAATATATTTCATATCCACACGGATTGAGGCTGATTTGTTTGTCACGTTTAACAGTAATCGATACTGCTTATATGTGCTGCTAAACACGCCTGTCACGTTGGTTGGTGTAGTTGTAAGCGACAATGTGCCACTAGCAACCTTCCACAGCCCGACAGCGTTCATATCCGCCGCCGTCAAAACCTCACCAACACTAAAACTCGGATAACTCATATTTCTCCTTAATAACCCAAAACATTCGTATTTAAAACACCGTTGCTCGGAATGTCCAACTGGAACAACGGGATCTGATCAATATCCAAAAGGTTCAGCGTCGCCCGCGCAACATCAGGCGTAATCGAAATAGTAAACCCCATAACAATCGCCTGAGTTTGATTACCACGATAATTAACGTTCACCTGACGAAGTTCTGTAGCGACAGGCCCCAGCACCGCCTCAGGGTCTTGACCCGTCAACATGTAAGACAACTGAAACGGCACAGGCTCCTCATTAGTAAAAAGCGCCTTGATGTAATTACCCAAGTCGAGCGCTTGGCTATTTGAACCGTCATAGGTTTGAATGTCCAAATACGTTGTGCCAGCACCAGTCGAAACACTGCTGCCGCCACGGATAGACACAACCACTTCCTGAGCGACCGTGTCGGCCACGTTGCCCACGTTCAAACCTTGAAAATCCAAATACGCCGGGTCGCCGGGAACCTCATCAGAAAACGTCTGGTTTGAGCCTGTATACGTCCAGCCTTGACGCGGTATCCATTTCAACTCGTCACCTTGCTGGACAACAAACGCCATTTCAGTATTGGCGTATGTTTGGAAAGCGTCCAGCGCGTTCGCCTTGTCGAAGGTTGTGGCTTTAACCGTGGTTGAAGTAGCGCCAGCCGCAATGGTCATGGTGACGCCTGCAGCGTCGGTGATCTGTTTAGCAGCTGCAGATGACACAGTTCCCGCCGTCACAGTAAGAGACACCACAGCGCGCCCCAAAACGGCCATAGCGTCTTCTGTGGTAATTGTCCATGTGTCCATTGCTGCAATGGGGCCATAATCAATTTCAATGTTTGAAACGCGTCCTACGCGGGTTTTTTCCCATGTTGGAAGCGTGACCGGTACGCCAGCATTAAAGGCTTCTATGGTCACTTCAATGAGGTCGCCAACTTTGATGTTTGGCAGGTTTTGCGGGTTGCGGCCCGTGATGCGCATTGTGGCAGAACGGTAATTATCTGACAGGTTGGCGCGGCCTTGCGTAATGAATAACGACTGCACATCGTCAAGCACCGTTGTAGTGCCGACAACGTGTTCTACCTTTGCGGAAAATGTCGAATTGAACGGCATTAGTAACTAACACCTACCGGTAGCGGGCCGTTTTGCCTGTAATACTTACGGAGGGCATCCACGACCGCGTTAGGGTCACCACCGTTTACATTAATAGTGACTTTGCTGCTGCCACCGCCGGTCATTTGGTCTAGGCGTGATAGTGGGATAACGGCTTCGGATTCGCCGCCTTCGCCGATCATGGCGAGCGTTGGGCCTGTGACAATGCCGCCGTTAGCCAGCATCGGAATGTCGGGTACTTTGAAGCCGTTGCCGCCGATGCCCGGCACCCACTTGGGAATTGAAAACGACAGTTTGCCGAAGGTGTTGTTCCACGCAGCTGCGATGCCGTTAAAGATTGTTTTGACAACTGTAAACATTGTTTGAAACAACGGGATGGTGACGTTGTTGATGTAGAACTTGATAGCGCCAAATAAGGCATCAACAATGTTGCGGAACCCTTCAAACTTGAAATAGGCCGCTGTAAGCGCCGCGCCAAGTGCAGCAATACCGATAGCAATCAGGGTGATGGGGTTGGCTGCTAGAGCAAAGTTGAGCGCAATAATGGCGGCCGATATGCCTGCGATAGCGCCAGCGATACCCAGAAAGACTTTGGGGTTTTCTGACGCCCAAGTAGCGAACTTGGTGAGGTACGGCAAAATCGCCTGAATAGCAGGCAACAACGCCGCGCCGACAGATTCCTTGGTTTCATCGAGCGCCAACTTCATACGGCCAAACTGACCCGCCGCCGTGTTAGCAGCGTCTGTGGCGGCACCACCCGTGGTTTTGCCTAACTTGGCCATGACCTCCTCAAACGATGCGCCGTCCTTAATCAGTTGGCGATACTCAGGCGCTAAACGACCGAGGGCGGTCATGTTGCCCCCGTAGGCCTTCTCCAGAGCGCTTACAACGCTTTCTAACGGCTTTCCCGTGGCTGCGGCTATGTCCATAGCCTGCGTGGCTAATTCCTGCGCTTTAGTGACAGAACCCGTAGCCCTCGACAACTTTGCCAACGCAGGACGCAACTGATCATCAGCAACACCCAACAACTGACCCTGCGTAGAAATCCAATCCTCCGTGGCGGCAATCTGAGCATCAGTAGCGCCCGTAGTCTTACGCAAGTTATTGGCTAACAGATCCTGTGCAGCCGCGTCCTCGATAGCACCTTTTGTGGCATCAAACAATGCTGCACCGACACCAGCCAACGCCGCTGCCGCTGGGATAGCGGCTTTCTTGATAGCAAACTGTGCTTTCTGGCCTGCTGTTTCAAGTTGACCAAACTCTTTGCGGGCTTTCTCAATGGCGTTGCCGCCTTGCCATTCGGCAATGATGGGAATACTGATAGCCATTAGCGCAACTCCTTGTTTACACGGTCAATTACCGCTAACACGGCTTTTTCCATCTCTTTGGTGACTTCGCCTTGACGTTTGTAAAGCGATGGGCCAAGGATGCGGGTACGACCTGGTGACAACTGCCCTAGCGAGTTGCCAAGGCTGTTGGCGTTAGCACGGCCAGCACCTTCGAACACTGCAGCTGCCACGTCACGTTGCTCTAACAAAATGACGCCTGTTTTACGGCGGTCACCTTCGACACGGACTTTTAAGCCGCGGACGGCTTTGTTTACGCTGAACGGGAAAATCTTGCGACCATTGTTTGTCCAATTGCGGTTCATGCCAGACAACGGGACACCCAGCGCCTGATAACGCGACGCTGCTTCATCAATGGCTGGCTTGGCAATCTGTGTTGCTTCGGCGGCGAACTGTTTACGCAAACCCGGCTCAATCTTGTTGAGCGAACGGACAGCCTCTTTAGCACCTACTAACTCGGTTCTAATGCTTGCGGCCACGTTTCGATTCTTTCGCTTGTTCGTTTAACACGTCAATGACTGTTGCCAGATCTTGACTGTCAAATGGTATGTGATGAGGCCAATACCCGGTGACGACCAGCACTTCTGCTAGTTGTCTT